TTCTCAAATATCTTCACCCGCATAGAGGTGGTTATTTTAACTCGTTTCAATTTATATATTCCTTGTCGGGATATAAGTTAACTCCTGAGTTTGCCATTGTAATCATAAATGTGTTCATAAATGTTTGCGCTGAATATCTTTGATAAGCTTCTGGCACATGAGACATTATAGTGCTTACAACTATTGTGTTTAAAGCAACCATAACAACATCAAGTTCATGTCCCTCAAACACATCAGACATTTGAACAACAACTTCACGAAGTTCATCAATTTGATCAGGTGTTATCTGGTATAGGTTAGCATCATTCATATTTAACTCCTACAATTTCATTTCTGCTCTTTTTGTAGCTTCACGCGATTGCCATTCAGAGAATTGCATTTTTATGAATTCCATTTCAACTTTGAGCATAGATGCTTGCGATCTAGCCTCAACCATTTTCTCAATGTAATCACGCCAATCTTGTGTCGCTTTTATTCTCATTTCTGCTCTACTGACTGGTATATCACCAAGATCTGCCATCATCTTGGATAGAACAGCAGATTTTGTTTCCTCAAGAAGTGATGCGGCTGTTTCTGCTTCAACCCATTTTTCGGAAATTAACCTGAATTGCTCAGATAATGGTATATTATTATTTCTCATCATCACCCTCAATAAGTTTAGGAGAGGTAAAGTAAACTTTAGCTAACCCATTTTTATATTTATTATTCTCCTCAAACTTTACTTCTGTTTTAATGCCATCTTTCCAAATGGTTTGAAACATAAGAGTATCAGTAAAGGGAAAATACAAGAGATGCACCAAAGGAACGCCGTATTGGCTGCCAAACTGGATAGATATAAGAAAAGTTTCTACATCTATGTTTCTGACCCACTCTATGCCACCCCAGCTATCATCTCCATTATGGTCGATAAAATCTGGCATCATGGTAAAGTTTATTGCGCTAACAATTTTGCCGTCCTTACGCATTTCTCCAAACAACCATTCGTTTTGGCTTGTCTGGATTGGCTTAAGTTGCGGATATTTGGATAACCACAAATCAAATGCGCGTGACTGATCACGTTTTGGCTTTTCCTTTGGCGTCTCAAGTATTGTCATATCAGAATGGAATGCTATCGACAGGGCCGTTGTTTTCCTGTGGAAATTGGTCTGGCTTTACATATTTTTTGCCAAACTTAATGGAAAAATAAGTTTCTCCAGCCTTGGTTGTTTTCTCCCATACAGCAACAGCAACATCCATAATTGATGTCTTATTGCAATGCGGGCATTCAACTTCAATCTGGTTATTGTTTTTGTTGTTTTCCTTAAAATCTGGCTGCTTATCGCCAGACTTATACTTATTTCGAAAAACATTAATCCAGTTAAGATTGCTTTCGTACGCCATACTTTTCTCCTATTTAAATAGTGCATTTAGTTTGGTTATCTTCGCTTCAATCTCATCCAAAAATAGAATGACTTCGTTACGAATTTCGGTAATGCGATTGTCGTCTCGATCTATTCTCTTAACAAACAAACGCAGGTTTTCAGGCAAGCGTGGGTCATATGAGATAAAATCGCACCATTGGCGATCTACCCCCATACATTCCATTTGCCAAAAAATCTGGAACACATACTTAGATGGTATTTCATTATCTTCTAATGTTGCAAGGTGAGTGCTGGTATTAGGACATTTAATTTCGATAAGACCATTTTTACCCACCAATCCATCAGGCGATGCGCCAGCCCACTGAAGGGATGGATGGGGGACAAAGCCGATTCCCTCTACAAGACACCCAGTGCGTTTTTCATACTCACTGCGCGCCTCATCCTCGTACTCTGTCCCCCACATCATGGCTTGAGATTGAAACTTCTGCGTAGGTGTACCAGACAAACGCTCCGCCAATAACTCTGCCATGTACGAAGCGCGAGTAGACGAATACCCGCTCTTCGTTTTTCCGCAAATGTCAGCCACACGGCTGGCGGTAACTTTACCGCATCGTTGAGCAAACCACTCAGGTGTGCGCTGATCATTAAATCCAGACATTAGATTGCCTTTGAAGCTATCTTTTTCAATTCTGCAAGATCATCTTTAGAAAATGATTCGCGGCTTTCTTTGGTGAGGTTATTCCACCACACAGTTAAAGCTTCTGTACCATCCTGTGCTATTTTCTTTGCTTCATCCTTGATATTAGAATGTTCAGCTTTAGAACTTCCTTGGCTATCTTGTTTCCCAGATAACGCAACGGCAGCATTACCATCATCATCATCAGCAGACAGGTTAAGCAAGCTGCCCAAGCTATAACGGCGGCAGTAAGTAAGAGCGGACCCGATAGCCTGTGCGTTATTTTGTCCGAATGGCATCCGTAATGTTTCAGCAATGTATTCTCCTGATTTATGAAGAAGCATTGTCTCAACTTCTACGTGATTGCCGTCTACACGAGGAAGTTGAATGATTGAAAGGTCATTGACTGCCAATGGTTCACGGATCGCATCACGCAGTGAATTAAGATCAGCGTATCTGCTTTTGAAGTGTGGATTTACAGAACCTTTAGACGCAGCCTCAATCTGGCCTTGTGCCTTAGATAATGCGGTGGCAAGTTCTGCGATTGTTTCAGACATTTTCATAATCGTATCTCCATGTTGGTTGGTGTTGATCTAATAATGCTTCAATTTCGTACTTGCCATCTTCGATGTATGGCAAATCAATAATGTATCTCTGACGTATAAGTTCGCAGATGTCAACCATCACATCGTGGACAGTCCCACGTTGAGGATCAATTTCATAAACATGGATAATGTTTTCGATCTGCTGGTCATAAATATCAGATACAACCCTGTTAATGCTAAGGTATGTTTCATGTTCGTAGATAAATCCAAGTGGTGACTTGGGTGGCAAGTGACTACTGGATATAGGTAGATAAAACTTCTGCATATCGTTTCTCCATATCAATCAATGAAGCGACTATGAATTATTTTGCACCCTCTGTCAATTAGCTGTTGACTATTTATTTATACTTGGCCATTTTAGGAGGATGAAAGAAAGAAACCCGATCCTTACCACTGTGTTTGCCCGCAACGGCAATTTGTCCAATCTGGCCCGAAAGCTTGGCATTACACGGCAAGCTGTATCCAAATGGAGACAGATTCCTGTAGAACACGTTCATGTTATTGCCAAGATGTCGAAGATGACACCTGAAGAATTAAGGCCAGACATCTTTGATAGTAAAGTTTGAAGTTCCTCGTCCGCCATCTATTAATAGGCTTTGGCGCAGGGGACGAGGCAAAGGTCTTTACCGATCCAAGGAATATACTGACTGGATTACCCAGGCTCATGCAGTTTTCTCCCTGGAACGGGTTAAAACAATTACATCCTTTTATAAATTGACTGTCTTGGCAAAAAAGCCAGATAAGCGCAAAAGAGATATAGACAACATATCCTCAAAAGCGGTAAATGATGCATTACAGTCTGGAGGCGTCGTGGCAGATGATTGCCAATGCCAATGGCTTGAAGCGAAGTGGGTTGAGGAAGGCCCGCCCTTTTTGATCATTGTGGAGACGCTTGATGAAGGCTACGACAATAGCTGACCTAGCTGACAGATTATCAGCCGTTACAGACGATCTTAAAGAATTAGAAAGCTTGACTAAAATGGCTGGGTTGGACCCAGTCAAAATCATGGCTTTTATGCGTAAAAATCAAAAGCCAAGCTACGAGGAATTAAAGGATTATTTATCCTATTTATCGGAAACAGAGTTGATAGAATTATTTGGGTTGACAAAACGTATCAAATAACACTTAATCAAATCTCCACTTGTTGGAGTTACCGAAATGGAAATAGAGATGAACGAAGATAAACTTTTCAGGGACATGAAGCGCGACCCATTTGCCACTTATCCCTTGGCAAAGGAAGAAATTGCACGTTTATATGTCAGCAACCGCATCTTTAAGTTCATTATGATTGAAATTGATAGAATACTTAGAGATGAAACCAAACCAGAGGCAATTCGCATAGGTGATTCCCGCCAGTTAATTAGTTATACGTTAGAAAGTGATGAACATGGCGCAATGGCAAATAACATACCAGCAGATGATGAATGATGGGTATGTGCTTATTAAAAAGGAAGCGGTTGAACAAATGACTGCTGACATTTTAAGGGCATATACAGAGAATGAATATTTAAAGAAAGAAGTTGAAGTATTAGAGCAGACCATAAAAGATATGCGTGAAGAATTAGATGATAAGGAGATAAAAAATGATTGATCTTAGCAAACAGTACTTTGAAATACAAAGATCATATTTTTTCTGATAAAAAGGACAATGAAAAATGACTCAGGATATCGTTAAACAACTGCGTAATTTTGAACAATGGATTCGTGATCCAAAAAATCAAAATTTCACATTAAGTTCTGATTTATTTGACGAAGCCGCTAATCGCATTGAGGAACTGGAATCATCTCTGTCGAACAATATTACCAATATTACTAGTCCACGAATGCAAGTTCATACTGAAACTATGCGTGACCGCTTTGCAATGGCAGCATTTACATCTTTTAGGACCAATGCTTCCGTAGAGCGACAAGCTGAACACGCATATAAAGTTGCTGATGCAATGATGGAAGCACGATTGAAAAGGATTAAATGATGGGAACATTTGAGGATTTATTGGATAAATATATTCTTAAAATTGCTGTAGGTATAATTGTTATTTCTGTAATTGCAGTAATTTTTGGATGTATAGGTCATATTGCTCAAGTAAACAAATATAATCAACAATGCTTAGATGATGGGCATAAAGAATACGAGTGTTATGCTATTTTGCATACGAGGCGGTAAAATTATGTCTGGGTATCAATCAAAAAAGTTTCTGACCAATCGTGGTCGTAGAAGAATGGCTATATTCCAGCATGACCCTGAGTGTTCGCAGGAATGCTGTGAGGCTATGGTTGGTATCTTTTCACCCCATTATGATGTCAAAATCTTTGACGAAAGCCAGTTTAATTTCAGCACCTTAAACGGCGTTGATGTTGTGGCATTTGGGGGAGGCATAGGGGATGCTGATAAGTACTATGATTTTTTTAAGAGACGGGAAGGGAACATCATTGCTGAGTATGTAGCCAGCGGTGGTTGCTACCTTGGCATTTGCATGGGTGCTTACTGGGCTGGAAGGAACTATTTTGATCTTTTGGCAGATCTTGAACCAGTCCAGTATATCAAACGCCCCGACAGCGACATTAGAAGGTCGTACAGCACCATTGCTGATGTGTTCTGGTATGGCGGTATCCGCCAGATGTTCTTCTACGATGGGTGCGCCTTTGAGGGCGTTGGTATTGCTGAGGTAGTTGCGCGGTATGTAAACGGCGATCCTATGGCAATCATTCAGGGGAATGTCGGCCTAATTGGCTGCCATCCTGAAAGCCAGCAGAATTGGTATGACAAGAAATACCTTGCCAAGCATTGGCACAACGGCGAACACCACAAGCTTTTGTTGAATTTTGTAGCTAAGCTTGTTGAAGGCGCAAATCAGTGATACGGATTTAGGTCGGTGGTCTGACCAGTGTGCAGCTAATCAGACCACAAACTATGCTTAGTGACCTGCCAGTCCCTAACATAGAAATAATACATGATAAGCGGCAGCACGACAATAGTTTACTTAGGAGTCTAACTATGCCCTATATATTATATATTATATATAATACTACTATATTAACCATTGAGTATATAACTACTACTATACAGTACTATATAACTATTCTTATCCATTCCAGAGAGAATATATTATATATATTATACTTACCTAAGAGTATTTATAATTACCTAAGAGTATTATATATCTATAATAAATATAATATATATAATTACATATAAGGGATATTGCCATGTTTGATATACAATTACGCGACTACCAGCTTGAAACCATTGATGCGCTAAGAGAAGCGATTAAATCGGGCAAACGCAGACCAGTTGTTCAAGCGCCTACAGGATCAGGAAAGACTGTGATGGCTGCCTCAGTCGTTCGTCTGGCTCGGGAAAACAACGGACGTGTTATTTTCTGCGTTCCCGCAATTAGCTTGATTGACCAGACTGTCGAGAGATTTATCCAAAACGGAATCCCTGCCAACGAGATTGGCGTTATTCAAGCCGACCATGAACTGACTAATCCGAAAGCGCAGGTGCAAGTGGCATCGGTTCAAACACTTATGCGCCGTCAGCTTAGGTTATTCGATATTGCCATCATTGACGAATGCCATGTGACGTTCGAGTTTTACAATAAATGGTTCGCAATGCCTGAGTGGCAGGACATACCGATCATTGGCCTGACCGCAACGCCATGGGCGAAGGGTATGGGTAAGATTTGGGATGATCTGATTGTTTGCACAACAACTCAAAAGTTAATCGAACTTGGGCATCTGTGTGATTTTAAGGTATTTGCGCCAAGCCATCCCGATCTGCGCGGTGTTAAAACTGTGGCAGGCGATTACGAGTTGAAGGGGTTAGGCGAGGCGATGGATAAGCAGCCATTGGTTGCAGATATTGTCTCGACATGGATTGAGAAGGCGGAATATAGACCAACACTTTGCTTCTGCGTTAATCGCCTTCATGCTAAACACTTGCAAAAAGAGTTTGAAGCGGCTGGCATACCAACTGCATATCAAGATGCTTTCACTGATATGACTGAACGCACAGAGATTGCAAATAAGTTTGCGCTTGGTCAAATCAAAATCGTTTGCAATGTTGGAACGCTTACAACTGGCATTGATTGGGATGTTCGCTGCATCATCTTAGCCCGCCCAACAAAGTCTGAGATACTTTACACGCAGATCATTGGCAGAGGATTACGCACTGCCGCTGGTAAGGATCATTGTTTGATCTTAGATCATAGTGACACAACTTTGCGGTTGGGTTTCGTGACAGACATTCACCACGATAAGTTGCACGATGGTAGCAAGAACACTTCAACCAGAGAAAAACCAACATTGCTGCCAAAGGAATGTCCTAAGTGCCATTACCTTCGCCCACCTAAAACACCGACCTGCCCATCATGTGGTTTTAAGGCTGAGGCTGTGAACAAAGTTGAGAATGCCGCAGGTGAGTTGCTTGAGATAACACGGGGCAAGAAAGTTGCTAAACCAACATTTGATACGAACTTCATGGAGACGTTCTACCGCGAGTTAATCCAATACGCTCGCATTCAGGGTTATAAGGATGGCTGGGCGTTCTATGCCTATCAAGATAAGTTTCACGAAAAGCCGCAGCAATTCTTCCGCAAAGACCCATTGCCATTACAACCCGCAACTGCGTCATGGATTAAACACCGCAATATAGCCAAAGCAAAATCGAGAGCGAAATATGCATAGCGAGCAAATCAGGGAATACGCTAAGGGAAAATGGCAAGCCATCTTGCCTGAGTTTGGCATTGATCGTAAGTACCTTAACAATAGACATGGCCCTTGCCCATTGTGTGGTGGCAAAGATCGCTGGCGGTTTGATGACAGGGATGGTTTAGGAACTTATTTCTGTTCCAACTGTGGCGCAGGTGATGGATTTACTTTGTTATCTAAGAAAACAAAGATGCCATTTGCCGACATTGCTTTTAAGATTAGGAATCTAAGCAATTTAACGATAGAATATAAGCAGGTGCGGCAATTCACTGAAGAAGAACTTTTGAGGCGCATGAGGATGCTATGGGAACGCGCAGGGGTTATATCAGCTACTGATCCAGTGGGTAAGTACCTATCCAGCAGAGGGGTGGCTTCTATGGCTCTCCAAATGCCTTCTTCAGTACTGCGTATTGCCAAGGATATTGTTTATCCTGACACGCGATTGCAGTGTTTTGCTTTGCTATCTAAGGTTATTACACCTAACAACAGGGCTGTGAATGTTCACATTACCTATGTCGATGAGCATGGCAATAAGGTGGGCCGCAGAGTGATGCAAGGCTCTCTCCCTGAAGGTTCCGCCGTTCGCCTTGGTTCGGAAAATCAGGTGATGGGCATTGCTGAAGGAATAGAAACAGCTTTATCCGCTTCTATTCTTTTTAATATGCCAGTATGGGCAGCACTCAACGCTAATCAATTAGCTAAGTGGATACCACCTAAGATCTGTCAGGAGGTTCATGTATTTGCAGACCATGATCTAAGCTTCACAGGCCAATATAAGGCTTATGAACTAGCCTATAATATTAAACGTCAAGGCTTGGCTGTAACTGTTCATTTACCAATAATGCCTGATACCGATTGGAACGATCAACTTCTTTTGAAAGACAGTTGACAATTTCCGACTTATATGGTTCTCTATGTGTACAAGGTGATTCGACCTTGACTATATGGAGATTGAGATATGATAGGACGTTTATTTTTTATGAAAAAAAACCCTAAATGTGGAGAAAGCAATCTAATGATAAAAGGAGGCTATTTCGATATTGATGAATACAATACATATGGGTTTGATGGCGGATTATTGGAAGATACACTAGATGCTGTTAGGGCAGCATTAGCTGCCGCCAAAATCACTGACCAGATTGTTGTTTTATTAGAATACAATGGTAAAACTATCGCATCAAGAGATGTTCAAAATATTGGAGATTGAGATATGACAAAAGATGAAATTATGTTTTTGATCGCTGACGCTATTGCAGCCGTTTCAATTGTGTTGTTAGTGTTTTGTGTTTATGTTGCTGTGAACGGGTGATGTGATGACTTTGTCGATCATTGCATCAATCTTTTTTATTGTGCCGCTGGCATTGATCTGCGTCACGATATTCCTAGAATTGAAACGCAATAATAATCATGTTGATGAACCTGATGTGAATATAGGCTCACTCGATATTGACCAACGATATGTGAAGGATAAAAGCAATGGAAACTGATTTATTCAAATTAAAAATGCAAATCGCTAATCTCGAATTGCATAATGCGATCATGGAAGATGCGCTTCTAGATGCCATTGACTTCATCAATAAGTATTCGGATGTTGTTGATGCGGATGGCACGTTTGTGCCTAATGAAGCAATGACGATTGAACGCAAGTGTCACGCAGCAATCAACAATGTTAGCCCATGGGATTTATGATATGACAGTCGCAGAAGCTTACAAAACACTTAGAGAAAATGGTCATTTCCCGCTGGCAGTTTTGCTTGTGGATGATGTTCTTAATGTCGCACACAAGCATGGTCACGCCATGACACACGGCGAGGCGATGCGTGCAATCCATAAAGTCTCTGAATATTGGGATGAGGCTTTAGACATTGACCATGCCACACAATGGTCGATCGAAATTGCGCTAAAAGAACGTAAAAAAAATGATTCGATTGCATTTTAAGGATTAAACATGACACGCAAGAAAGATCTTATTCCCTCGGAAAAGTACGCTGACAGCTTGGCTATTGTTCGCGCTGCTAAAATTGGCAGACCAACGACATTTAATCAGGAAATAGCGGACTTCATCATTTACCAGATGACAGAAAACGGTGTTGATTTAGCCAATGCTTGCAAGAAATGCAAAATGCCAAAATCAACGATATACACATGGGCAGCTACCAATCCAGACTTTAGTGCAGCACTAGATGAAGCAAGGCAAGCAGTAGCAGATCATTGCGCGCACATGATTATAGAACTTGGCAATAGCGTTGAAGACCCAATGAAGGACCGCATAAGGCTTGACAGTTTGAAGTGGATTGCTTCGCGCTATCATCCAAAAGCTTACAGCGAAAAGGGAAGCATGGCATTAACTGGTGCCAATGGTGGTCCCGTTCAATTGCAGGCCGTTCAATCTGTTCCAGTCGAAAGCTTATCCGAGCAAGATCGAGAGGCTTTCAAACGTGCATTGCTAGCGGCAAGCAAGGCAGCGGGTGAAGACGTTTCAGAGTATGAGGATTAACATGTTTGATAAACACCGAAAGCAAATAATTGATACGCTCACGATGGTCTTCTATTGTGTGATTGTCGCAATTTGCGCGACCTACTGGCACGATCAAACTATTGCTGTGGTTCTGTTTCTCATGCTTTATGGCATAAAATAATTTTAGACGTTCTCTTTTTGTTCACGTTGACGCTGGTTTGGGTTTGTGGTTTTATAATATCACAAGCGCATAAATGCTTGTTTATAATTGAAACTCTATAGGTGATGACATGACTATTGAAACAACACCACGCCCTCTTTACGTTATTGCTAAGGATATACGCAAGGATTTAAAAAAAGTATATTTTGGGGCGAAGCCTTATCTTGACGCCATGGGCCAGCTTGACAATATCAAAGACAAGTTCTACTTTGATTCAGGCGAAAGCGTTGTGCGTTACTTTTTGGCCAATGCATCATCATGGCGTGGTCCGAAAGCGAGAGAGATTAAGGCCGAACTAAAAGCAATGCTACAAAATAGGTGATGACATGACAAAAGCAAAGCGCGGCGATTATATCGTCATAAAGACAAGCAAGTCTTATCATGACATAAAACTAAAAAAACACTTTTACGAGGATTTTATTATTGCTAAGGCATGGCGCGTTTCTGATGGCATTGTTACGCAATATAAAACACCTAAAAGTGACAAGCCATTAGAGATAAACAATGCTTTCATGCAAGTTTTCACTTTAAGCAATGGTGAAATACAAGATAAAGCTTGCAAGCTTTACAATAAAGCGCCATGCGCGTTTGATAGCCAAGACGCTATAAAGCAAGCAATCTTAAACGAATAAAAAAAAAATTTTGTGTTCTTGTTTTGTTCACTTTACTGAAATGCGCTTGCATGGTTTTATGATTATGCAAGCGCATTGCTTGGCAATAAAATTGAAACGCTATAGGTGAAATATGATTAAACAAGTTAAAACTCGCATGGTAACGGCTAAAAGAATTATAACTAAAAAAGCTTTCGTTGATGGTTATAGTCAAGCTTTAAGAGGCTTGCCTATTGATTATGATTATTGCGCTACAAAGGGCCGCTCTTCTGATACGTCTATGCAATGGGCATATGAGCGGGGGCGTTGCTTTGCTTTTATATTTAAGGGCAAGCTTAAACATGGCAATAAGGTCACGCAATCGGCCCAATATGCACTAGGTGAAGCTTTCCGCTCAGGCGCTATTCTTTAAGCTTTGCAATAAAAAAAAAAGTCAGGCGTTCTCGTTTTGTTCGCGTTGACGCTTGGCTCGGTTTATGTTTTTATAATATCACAAGCAAACAATTGCTTGGCAATATAATCAAAACGCTATAGGTGATGATATGAAAACTCAATCTGCTATTATTTATCAAGGCCCTTCACTATTAGACGGCTCGCCCATTGTTGTTGTTGCATTACATAGTAATCGCAATAAAAAGACAGGCAACATGGTTCAAACGTATATTATTCGATCGGATATATCCCCGCTCGAGGCAAGCAAGCGAGGCTTAGACTTTGCAATATGCGGTGATTGCCTTATGCGTGGTAATGCAACAGATGACGCAAGTGCCAAGCAAGCCAAGAATCGCACATGCTATGTGCTTTTAGGCCAAGGCCCTACCATTGTCTGGAAGCACTTACAAAAGGGTGGCTATCCTATCGCACAAGGCCATGAAGCGATCGCAAGCTTAGGTGAAGGCGCAATGGTGCGTCTTGGCACCTATGGCGATCCTGCCGCCGTGCCGTCATACGTCTGGGAAAGCCTATTAAGTCGTGCAAAGTCTTATACGGGTTATTCACATCAAGCAAAGCAAACACAATCGGCTTTTAATGCTAAGCTTATGATGCAATCGGTCGAAAGTATAATTGAAGCACAAACGGCATGGCGCAATGGTGTGCGTACTTTTCGCGTGGTGAAGTCTTATAATGAAGTAGACAAGGCTAATGAGATTGCTTGCCCGTCAAGCCGTGGTATACAATGCGCGGATTGCGGATTATGTAAAGGATCGGCAATAAAGGCTAAGAGCATAGCAATAGAAGTACATGGTGCGGGCAAGAATAACCTATCGGCTTAACAATAACCTGTAGCGGGTTAGACTTGGGCGGGCAGCTTTCGGGTTGCTCGCCTCTTTTTCGCGGGTTATCGCTTGGATAGGAAAGCGGTCAAAAAAAAACCCCCTAGACAAAGGCCTAAGAGGTAAAGAGTAAGGGATAGGATTAAACTGCAATCATGCCTCTTCCATTGCTATACTTGCGATGTGTTTGCCTGATCTTTCTAGCGTTTCGATCAGATTTTGATCTGTGCCATCATATACCAGAGGGAAATCTTCCACTTGATAAACATCATACAAGACATTGTTGTCATGCATATGTGTCTGATAGTATGTATAGCCAATATGGCCGAAGCTTTTATCCATTTTTTCAATTGCGCGCATTGGTGTACTTGCGATTTTATCTGCAAAGATATATCCGCAAGCGCGATTAACAACAATCATTCTCATGTCTCAATCTCCATCTAATTGCTAAGGCCTTGTGATTGCTGGGCAAATCACTTGCGCCTCACACTTTGACAGTACCTATATTGCTATTTATTGCAAGCGATTTTTTTTATTTTGGGGATTATTTTATTCACAAAACCCTTTTTACGCCCCTCTCACGCGCGCGCATAACCATAGAAATACAAAACGATCATGACTAGGCTTGGCAATAAGACTGACGTAGGTAGCGGATAGGTTGGCTTATGGCACTCAATGCGCCTCGGTATTGTTTAGGATTAAACCGAGAACGCCAGACACGTTCTGTTCACGTTCCGTTCCAGCAATAGAACAAAACATAAACAAATCATGAACATTGTTCACGTTATGTCCAAACCAGCGTGGCAATTAGCTTGGCCTTATACTTTGGCAATCCCTCGACATTGCCAAGGTGCATTGTCAACCATAGCCATATGGCTTAACAATAGGCGGTAGGAATATAATCCGTTCACGTTTTGTTCTCCCCGCCTATGAAGCATGGCTATATTGTTTCACGTGAAACATGGCTTGGCTATTTAGGACTGCGCGCCTAGGATAGGAATATATTCTGTTCCCGTTCTGTTCGGCTTGGCTATTGCCCCCCTATACACCCCCCCTATAGCCGATGGTGATGATGATTTAGCCCCTCCGCAAAATTACCAAAAAATTCAAAATAACTGTCAACCTATATACACAACATGTACACACCATGTACACACCAATTGCCAAGCTATTACCCAACATATTTTCATTTTGTAGGGCAATACATCCCACCCAAAAAATAAATTACTATTGCCAAGCTTAATAAGTTGACAACCCCAATATCTATGATAGTGTCAACCTATAGATAGAGAGAGGGAAATGAATGATGACTAACTGGCAACCCATAGAAACGATACCTCATGATAGGTTTGTTTTAATTTATGCAACTGATGGCAATTTTTCTAAAACATTTGTTGGTAAATTAAACATCAAATTTAACGCAGTTGATACTTGGAATTTTTATGGAGATGATCGGTGGGAATATCCAACAGATAAAAACGACCATTCAATAGATATTAAACAAATTCATATTCAGTGTAGGGCAACACACTGGATGCCACTTCCCGAACCACCAAAGGAAACTGAGTGATGGATAAATCTAAATTTTATTGGAGGGCCATGCCATTGGGAGATTGGCATATTTATTATGGGAAAAGTATGTGTTTGGTCGCTGAAGGTCCAGGATGGACGCAGTATTTTGG